GTGTAAGTCCAGCTACAATAACTCAACTTTTCAAAGAAGGAAAAGGTAGCGATGATCTGAAACTACGAATTAATAAAAAGTTACGGATTAACGAATCATGGGAAAAATTCGAGGATTAAGAAATAAAAAAAGGCACCTAACAAGGTTAGGCGCTCTAGAAAAGAAACTACTAATAGTATAACACAAATTGGAGATAACAATGAATATTCTAAGCGAAGAATTTGAAAACGGAATAAGATCAGTGGTTCGAGTTCAATTTAAAGAATCATTCACTGAATTCTTAGACCAGGAGATATCAGAAAAACGTTGGTTGTCACTAGAAAGTGCAGCGCACTATGCGGATTGTAGTTCAAATACCATCAGAAAATGGATCAAGATGGGATTGAATCTTTACAAAATAGATGGAACAAAGCGTATTGATAAGAATGAATTAGATAAATTCATCCAAGAAAATATTGTTATATAAGAGAGGAGAAAAAATGGCAGTTTCTAGGGAAATGACAGCATTAGAAACACAAGTGCTAAACACAATCCTACAAAGCGCATCATTTGAAATGCCAATTCAAGCGAGAGTTTTACAAAGACGTTTCAATTTAAGTAAACGAAAATTAGAAATTATTGTAGAAAGTCTGAAAGTAAACTTTAACCACCCTATTGTAGCGAAAAAAGAAAAGCCGAATGGATACTTTTTGCCCAAAACAAAGGAAGAACGTGATGCTGGTTTGGCACCATACAGAAGACAGATACTAACTGAACAGAAAAATTTGGCAGCAGTATTAGCAATTGATTTAGATGAATATAACAAGAAATGGAGATCAGAAAATGTTAAATGAAATTATTATTGGTGTATTGGTAATTGTTGTGTTGTTTGAGGCTATCATGGTAAGTGCAATTAGCCAACGCTGTAAAGAGTCAAAACGGGAATTAAAAAAGTTGATCATGGAAAAACAAAAAATCGAAGAAGCTCGACAAGCTATGCGCTTTGGATATCGTAGATAAGGAGCGATAAAATGGCAGAAAAAACAAATGTCCTGCCTCACGACTTACTAGCTGAACAGGCGGTACTTGGATCAATTTTCGTTGATCCGGAAAAAATCTTTATCGCATCAGAACTTCTAACACAAGAAAGTTTTTATAAATTATCCCACGGTATTATCTTCAACATTATGGAAGAATTGGCAGACAAGGGAGAACCAATTGACCCTGTATCTGTAAAATCAGCACTTGAATCAATTGGAGAGTTTGAGCGTATTGGTGGAATGGCTTTTCTTGCTAGTTTGATCAATTCAGTTCCTACAAGTGCTCACATTGAACATTATGCAAAGATAGTTGCCGAAAAAGCTAAAGCAAGAAAGGTCATCAATGATTTAGATAAAGCACTTGAAACAGTATATGAAGATCACCAAGATTTAGATGATGTCATAGTAAGACTTGAAAATACACTAACATCGGTAAGTGCCAATCAATACTCAGGTTTTAGAAATATCATGGATGTATTGGATTCAACTAATATCAGAATTGATGAACGATCTAAGCACGTTGGAGATGTCACTGGCCTTGCTACAGGTTTTACAGATTTTGACAAAATAACAACAGGACTACACGAAGACAACTTAATTATTTTGGCTGCTAGACCTGCTATGGGGAAAACAGCATTTGCTCTAAATATCGCACAAAATGTCGCAATACGAGCAGGTAAACCAGTAGCTATCTTCTCACTTGAAATGGGGGCAGAGAGCCTGGTAGAACGGATGCTATCCGCTGAAGGAGTGATTCCAGCTTATCACATCCGGACAGGAAAGTTATCTGACAGTGAGTGGAGACGGATGCTCTTAGCACAAGAACAGTTATCAAAGGCTCAACTCTATATTGACGATACTGCTGGCATTAGAATTTCTGACATCCGAGCACGATCAAAGAAATTAGCTCAAACAACAGGAGAGTTAGGTTTGATTGTTATCGATTATTTACAATTGATTACTGGCAGAGGAAAGGAAAATAGACAGCAAGAAGTATCTGAGATCTCTAGACAATTAAAGATTTTAGCTAAGGAATTAAAAGTGCCAGTAATTGCACTTAGTCAACTTTCTCGTGGAGTAGAACAACGTAATGACAAAAGGCCAGTTCTGTCAGATCTTCGTGAATCAGGATCAATTGAACAAGATGCTGATATTGTAGCATTTCTTTACCGAGATTCTTACTACAGTCGTGAGGGGCAAGAGGAAGATGATAATGTGACAGAAGTGATCTTTGAAAAAAATAGGCATGGTGGACTAGGCACAGTCAAGTTATTCTTCCACAAAGAATTTACAAAATTTACAAATTTGGAGGTGCAGTAAATGATTAGAAAATCAGAAGTAGCAGGCTTTCTAGCTTTCTTTAAATTTCCTAAACCATTTATTTATGATGAAAAATATAAAAGACTTAGTAACAATGCAAAATTAATGTATATGTTACTGTTCGGTAGGCTTGAGCTATCTGTAAAAAATGGCTGGCATGACCGAAAGGGAAATGTTTTTCAATATTATACAAATGAGCAATTAATGATTGATTTGAATAGCAGTGAAAAAACAATCATTAAAGTGAAGAAAGAATTAAGAGAGGTGGGCTTACTGGAAGAGATTCGACAAGGAAATAATCTACCAAATAGAATTTATATCAGTCAAGTTGATGGAGCTGTAGAAAATACAGTTCTTGAACTGGAAAAAGTACAGCATGGAGCTGTAGAAAATACAGTTCTTGAACTGGAAAAAGTACAGACAAACAAGATAGATATTAACGATACTGATAATAACAATATTAAGTCTATTTGTCAGGAAGTTATTACTTATCTCAATCAGGTTACAAATAAGAACTTCAACAAAAATACAGCTAGCCACCATAAATACATTAAGGCACGCTTGAAGGAAGGTTATGAACTAAAAGACTTTAAACATGTGGTTAATGTTATGGCAGCTACATGGATGGGAACAGATTATGAACGATATCTACAACCTCAAACGCTTTTTGGGAATAAGTTTGATAGTTATCTTAACCGTAGCATACCAAAAAATATCCGCTCATTTGCTTCAGCAGTTGATGAAAGGCTAGGATTCTAATGGAAGTTCTAAAAGATATTGAAAGAAAAAAGCTACTAGATAAAATCTGTGAAGTGCACTCTTGCCAGTTATGGGAGAGTCCAGTAGTGATTGCTGGAAAATTGAAATATTTGCAGGTTTGTCCAGAGTGTGAGAAGGAAGAAATTAAACGAATAGAGAAAAAGTTAAATAATGAGTCAGCAATAAATTCAAAATTAGCCCAAACATTTGAAGTATTCAGTCGTTTTAGTTTATTTCCTGATGAATTGATCGGAAAAAATTTAGAGAACTTTAGCACTGATAATCAGAGTGCAGAGCAAGGTTTAAATTTTTCAAAAAGGATGCTGAGAGACTATGTGAAGGGCGAAACTGGGAATGTTATTATCACTGGCCCTCCTGGAGTTGGTAAGAGTCATCTATCAATTGCTTTAGCTTCTTCTCTGAACAATAAATTCAAGGACATAGGTACTCCTAAAAGTATTATTTTTGTATCGGTAACTAGACTATTTACTGAGATAGAAAATAGCTTTGGTGGGAAAGGCGATTTTACAGAAAGCCATGCTGTAGAAATGCTTAGCAATGTAGACTATCTCTTTCTCGATGATCTAGGAAAAGAGAGCAGCATGAGTGACCCCCTCAAACAAGCAAACGAATGGAGACAAAGGGTTCTATTCAAGATCTTAGACAATCGACAGACAACTTTTATAAATACTAACTTATCTAGTATCGAAATCAAAAAAATCTATAATTCAGCACTTGCAGATAGAATTTTTAAGGGTGCAAGTAAACATATTTTTAAATTCCCTGATGGGATGGAAAGCAGAAGGTATTAATGGAAAATAAAAAATTGATTGAGTTAATTAAGAAAACTCAAAAATGGTTTTATGATCGTAATTTACAGACTCAGAATCCTGATAAACAATTCTTAAAATTGTTTGAGGAAATTGGGGAATTAGCTAGTGGGCTAGCAAAAAAACAAGATGACGTTATAAAAGATAGCATCGGAGACATTGCTGTAGTGTTAATTGGCCTTACTCTACAATTAGGAATTGATACGAAAGAAGTATTTCCACATACAGAATCAGTTCCTTCTACGAATTCTAACAAGGAAGAAGATCATTTTATTTTATTGCTAGATCAATCAGTTGCTGCTTACTTTAGTCGCCAAAATTATCAATTAAAAAATGTAGCATTTGAATTGATTCGAGTATCTAAGTTTTTGAATATCGATTTCACAGAGTGTTTAGGCTTGGCATACGAAGAGATCAAAGATCGAACAGGGCGCTTAGTTGACGGTGTTTGGGTGAAAGAGGAGGATTTATGATGGAACAAAAGGTGAAACAGTATGACACTGTCAACAACCCTAGCCATTATCATGGGAAGAATGGGATGGAGGCAATTGATGTTATAGAAAATTTCATCGGAGATTTAGCAGGAAAGGCAGGATGGGCCTGGGGAAATTCAATGAAATACCTCTTACGATTCCAAAAGAAGAACGGCATAGAGGATGTAAAAAAAGCCTTCAGGAATTTGGTATGGGTTCTTGAGGAAATAGCAGGTAAAAAAGAATCTTTAGCATTCCTCAGTTCTTTAGTGAAGGAGTTAGAAAATGAGCAAATACACAAAGAATCAGATTGAGCATGCTAAACAACAAGTGCAATTACTCTTAGCAAGTCGAGGCATGACTAGGAAACAATTATCCTTTGAGTTAGGATATGGGAGTGATGCAGTTACTTCATGGTTAAATGGTAGAGTGCAGTTAGGAGAGTTTCAAGTTCAATGTCTTTGTGATTATTTTGGTGTGCCACAAAGTTCCATTGTTGGAGATCCAGAAGAGTTAGCTGATTACAAATTATATAAAGATGGCAGATACATCTGTCGAGGGCCACTTAAAGAATTGAGTCGTATTATCGGCAAAGATGCAGGCATGCTTAAGTATTATGCAGAATTGCATGCTCAAGGTAAAAAAACAGGAAATCTAACTGTGGTTAAAAGTGGGGAATGATGAAATTGAAGAAAGAAGATTTAATTAAAAAATATGAAAGCCTTGAGGGCGTATGGAACGCAAATGGTGCTGAAATAGCTCGTCAATGCTTTTTACGAGACTTGGAACAATTGAATGAAATAGATACGAAAAAAGTCACAGTCCCTCAGTATGTGGCGGATTGGATTGAGAAGTGTAAAAACAAAGAAAAGAGTTTGCTTAACGCTCTTTTATACACGCCGGAGAAAGTCAATAGTTGGATAGGCGACTCAAAAAATCAAGAAACTTTTACACTCGCTTGGATCAATGGCTACCATATTGAAGAAGAAAAACGGTATTATGTGAAACTAAAAGCAGTAGATCAGTATCTCGTAAGGAATGAAGATGAGAATTTTTTAGGATTTTTACAAAGTAGATTAAAATCAAAATTCACCCGAAAACAATTAGAACAAGCTGAGCTAGGCTGGGTGTTTGATTGCAAAGGAATAGAAGTGAAGGAAGTAGAGTGATGGGATGGAACTATTTTTATGGTTTGTAATCGGCCTTGCCCACATATTAGCTATTATTTGGGCCATTTTGGTGGCTGTTCTATCAAATATAGAGGATGATAAAAAAGATGAAATTAGAGACATTAGTTAAAACAAGAAATGCCTATCAAAAAAGACTAGAAGATGAGAAGTTGTTCATATCTTTATGTAATCAAATAGGAAAACAAAATGCCACAGCCAACAAAGAGTGGATGAAACGTAAAATTAGAGATTTAGATAAGGAGATTGAAGAGTATGAACAAAAATCGATTACTGATTGTTAATATTGCAGCTCTATTTTTAATACTCTTTCTATCAAGCATAAATCTAAACACACGAATAAGAAAACTTGAGCAAGAAAATAGGGATTTGCAATGGGAAGTAGAAGAGCACGAATTAAGTATCCAGCGCATGGCTGAAAAAAATACAATGCAGGATACTATTATTAATAAATTAAATCGAGAGTATCAAATGCGTGAGCATGAACGAGCTCAGAAGCTGAAAGAAATTGCCGAACAGAACGGAGTAGGAGGATAAGAATAATGATTAACAATGTAACTTTGATCGGAAGATTAACAAAGGATGTAGAGTTGAAACGTACTCCTTCAGATATTGCTACTGCACAATTTACAATAGCTTGCAACCGGAATTTTAAAAATGCCAATGGAGAATATGATGCAGATTTTGTAAATTGCGTGATGTGGCGTGAACAAGCAGAACGCTTCGCAAACTGGACCAAGAAAGGGTACCTTGTAGCAATTGTTGGACGTATCCAAACAAGAAACTATGAAGGGACGGATGGTAGACGTATTTATGTCACAGAGGTTGTAGCAGAGAATTTTCAAATTTTGGAAAAACGTGATAATTCTGGTAATCAAAATTCAATGATGGAACAAATGCCACCTTCTTATGCTTCAAATCCAATGGATATCAGCGACGATGATCTTCCATTTTAGGAGGTATCTATGTCAGATAAAAAAATGATCGTCTGGGCATTGTTTGACAGTGGCAATGGGAGCTATACAAAAGGTGTGAAAGCCCTGAATAGTTCGGGGGGGGCTAACATTGACATCTATCCAATCGGAATAGACATAGAAAACAAGAACAATCATTTTATAAATTTGAACCTTGCAGACTATGGCCGAATATTTGGAGATAACACACTTTTCAATGTGTTAGATCAGTTGCCAAAACCTGATTTAATAATAGCTAGCCCGCCATGTGAAAGTTGGAGTAATGCTAGTGCTATGTGTGAGGGGAATGCGTGTTGGAAACAAGAAGATCTATCAGATAGCCTATTTGTTCCACAAAGGAAGGGTAGCATGTTTACTATCAGAAATGCTTCTGACTATGAGAAAGCTTATATAAACTATCAGTATGACCGTCAGTTTATGAAAAGGGTAAATGGGGAACTTTGTGCTTTCAACACTATTGAGATTATTAAGCGTTATGAACCAAGTTATTTCATAATAGAGAACCCTGCAAGTGGGCGTTTGTGGAAATATATTGAGTGTGTTATAGGATTTAAACTACCGCACCTCAACCTAACAAGATACAACAATTATGATTACCCTTTACAGAAACCTACAAAATTCGCTAGTAATCTTGATTTAGAGCTTAAAAATGACATAATTAAGCAAGAAATTGAGTGGGGGAAATTTTCTAAATCTTACAATGAACGATCAAATATTCCACAAAAACTAGTAATAGATATTTTTAGCAAGGTTTACAATGAATTTTTAAAGGAAAAAGTCTAAATATCAGGCATTATATTTAAATATGATGATCAGACCAGGAGGTATATATGATTATATTTGATGAGTTCTATCGTGAAGAAGTTCGACGCTGCTATAAAGAAATTGAAGCTCTAGAGGTAGAAAATAAAAAACTTAAAGAAAGAATAAGTCACTTCATACGTTCTTCATGTGATAGTGAGTGGAAGAAGATCGTTAAAGATTTTAAGATTAAGAAACAAAATCGGAAGTGGAAAGCAAGATAAACTAACAGATATAGCAATTCAGGAAACGGAGGTGAAGAATGCAGCTTTTTGATGATATCGATGAAAAAGAAACAATAAGAAGGGCTAAGAAAAAGCTCTCAGAATATCCACGCTGGAGAGAAATAGCATGTGATGACCCAATTCAAAAAGTAACGCAGGAATTCACATTTCAACCAAGAGGAGGAGCAGGACCTAATAAAGCTGTTGAAAATTTAGCTGTTCGACGTGTGGATGCAATGATTGAGTTAGAAGAAATTGAACAAGCGGTAAGCAGGCTATTCAATCCTACTTATCGGTACATACTATTTTCCAAGTTTTTAAAAAATCAAAAAGATCTAAACTACGAAATTTACAACTATCTAGGTATAGAGAGGACTAAATTTCAGGAACTGTACAATCATGCTTTGTTAGCATTTGCAGAACAGTATCGAGATGCTGTGCTAGTATGTAATAAAAAAACGGTATTTTTGCGGTAAAAATACGGTAAACATAACACAAATTATGACTTAAAATAGTATTATCAGAAAATGAAGGCGGTGGCTGGTAGTTTTTTGTAGATCTCCTAATTGTATTTTTTGGTTAGCTGTTCACCAGAAGAAATTCGGGGTGGCATGGGTTCGAATCCCATACAGCTAATATTTTAAGTCAGTTCTAATGGACTGACTATTTTTATTTGAAAGGAGTAGGTAAATGCGTAAAGTAGAACCGATTCGTGATACAGATGATATTGAACGCATGAAGGATTACTTAAAGAGTAAGAATGAACGAGACTATGTAATGATGGTTACAGGGCTGTATTCAGGAATGCGAGTTAGTGATATCCTGCCCTTGAAAGTAAGAAGTGTTAAAGGAACTCACATTGAAGTTACCGAACGAAAGACAGGTAAAACAAAAAGGTTCGCTATTAACCCAGCTCTAAGAAAAGCCCTGGATCATTATATAAAGGAAAATGAATTAAAGGATTATGATTACTTGTTTCCTTCGAGAAAAAAAGTAAGCAATGAAGGACTTAGAATAACACACATTGGCAGGGTGGCAGCATATCAGATCTTGAGGGATGCAGGAGAGCATATTGGTTTAACAAATATCGGAACACATTCCATGAGGAAAACGTTTGGATACCATCACTACAGAAAAAATCAAAATGTTGGGATATTGATGGAATTATTTAATCATTCTTCACCAGATATCACACTAGGCTATATAGGGTTCAAGCAAGATGAGCTAGATAATAGCATGCTGAATTTTGCTTATTGAGGTTATGTATTTAACAAAATGAAAAAAAGTAAATTCATTTATCGATGATGGTCCACTTATCTATGAGAGAGTAAGGGAGAAAGTCTTATGCTTCAAATTAACAGAATATAAGATATGTTAAATTCAAAGACCCTCCCCCTCTAATAAAATAACACCCATCAACTTAAAAATACCAGGCCTAATTATTACACCCTCCCTCATTAATTTACTCCCCCCTATCTAACAAAATAATACCCCCCCACTATTCAATACCATGGTATTGATACCGAATAAGGGAACGAGGGTAAGGTGTGTAGGATGATATAAAACAGAGAAGACAATCGAGGTATACAATGAAAGAACTACGGGCAGACCGTAACGGACCACATCGAGTAGCATTTGAAAAGAATAAGAAGATACTACTCAAGACTCAGAATACCTGTGGGATCTGTGGCCAGCCTGTAGATAAATCACTCAGGTACCCCCACCCACTATCCCCAGTGATAGACCACATCATTCCAGTGAATAGGAATGGACATCCATCAGACATCAAGAACTTACAGCTTGCGCATTGGCAATGCAATAGACAAAAGTCTGATAAGTTATATGCTGAACAAAATTTTGAAAAAAATGCAATTGTTGGAAATCGCAATTTGCCACAATCAACCAATTGGCTGAAATACCACAGTTGACCCAGAACTGATAGGGGGGGTTACCCCCTCCCCTCGGTTCTGGCCGAGCTTCACGCCGTCACTGTACATATTTTCTCGTGCCAAAACGAAAGGATAAGAAATTGGAATTAAGAGGAATTGAATATCTAAGAAGAAAATTAGAATCTTGTAGGTCCAGGGTTAATTTGCGGTATAAACATTATGCAATGAAAAATAACGATACCCCTATAGGGATTACTATTCCTGTAAATGTTCGTGCTCAATATAAATCAACTTTGGGATGGACAGCAAAAGGTGTAGATAGCCTTGCAGATCGCTTAGTATTTCGAAAATTTGAAAATGATGATTTTGAAGTTACAGAGATTTTTGAACAAAACAATCCTGATATCTTCTTTGATAGTGCGATATTATCAGCTTTGATTGGTTCGTGTAGTTTTGTTTACCTTTCAAAAGGAGAAAATGACGAAGTTAGATTGCAAGTGATTGAATCAAGCAATGCAACAGGAATCATTGATCCAATTACTGGTCTTTTAGTTGAAGGGTATGCAGTTCTGGCTCGTGATGATTATGGTCAACCAATCCTAGAAGCCTATTTTGAACCAAACGCTACTCACTTTATTCCAAAGGGTCAAGATCATTATTCAGTTACTAACCCAGCTAATATTCCATTATTGGTACCTGTCATTCATAGACCTGATGCAGTTCGTCCTTTTGGTAGATCACGGATTACTAGAGCAGGGATGTATTATCAAAAGTACGCTAAACGGACTTTAGAACGGGCTGATATTACTGCTGAATTTTACTCTTGGCCACAGAAATACATCATTGGACTAGATCCTGATGCGGAACCTCTAGAAAAATGGAAAGCAACAGTTTCTAGTCTACTAACCATCTCAGCAAGTGATACTGGAGAAAAACCAAGTATCGGACAGTTCACGACTGCTAGCATGACACCATTCACAGAGCAATTGAGAACAGCAGCAGCTGGATTTGCTGGAGAAATGGGACTGACTCTGGATGATTTAGGATTTGTTTCAGATAATCCATCATCTGTAGAAGCTATTAAAGCTAGTCACGAGAACTTGCGTTTGGCAGGACGGAAGGCACAACGTTCATTAGGAGCTGGCTTCTCGAATGTAGCTTACGTAGCCGCTTGTTTGCGTGATGAGTTTCATTATGAAAGAAGCCAATTCGTAAAAACAACCGTTAAATGGGAACCGTTATTTGAAGCGGATGCTAATATGATGACCATGATTGGTGATGGTGCTCTTAAATTGAATCAGGCGTTACCTGGATACATCAGTGCTGAGACAATTAGAGACCTTACTGGTATTGCAGGTGATATGTCTGCTGTGCCTGTGGTGAAAGAAGGAGATCCAGATGGAACATGATGTCTTACCTGGTATCCTAAAAGAAGTTCAGGAACGCTTTGAAAGCGAATATGGGAAGAGCGAGGTTGTTAGTCGAGCTTTTGCGGAACTACAAGCCAAAAAAGCGACTTATAAAACAGCAAATGAATTTGCTATCGAAGTTGGAGAGATTCTTTCTAAAGCTCTAGGAGCTTCTCTGAGCGCTGATAAATTACCAGACGGTAAAATGTATTACAATATTGCTCAACGTTTGTTGACGGACGTGCTGGGGCGTAATTATGAGATAATAAGCGGTTATACTAGAGATGTTCAGAAGAAACTAAATACAGATGCAAAAATCAGCTTGAAAGTACAAGTTCCTGAATTGAATCAGGATAGGGTCGCTGGAATAGTTAATCGATTGGCATCTGAGGAGAATTTTGAAGATGTCAGTTGGTTGTTTGGTGAGCCAATCGTTAATTTTTCTCAGTCTATCATAGATGATAGTATTCAAAAAAATGCTGAGTTTCATCATAAATCTGGATTACAACCTGAAATTATTAGAAAATCTTATCTCCATTGCTGTGATTGGTGTCAAGAGGTTCAAGGAAGCTATAGATATCCAAGAGTTCCAAGAAATGTTTATAGAAGACATCAACATTGTCGCTGTACTGTTGACTATGATCCAAAAAGTGGAAAAGTTAAAGACATTTGGAGCAAAATTTGGAGAAAAACAGATGAAAGTGATAAGATAGAAGCAAGAAAAGATATCAATGGGAAATCTCAAATGAGCGAAGTGAGAAAACTTGCGCTTCAAGAAGGAATTTCCTCAAACCCTATCAAAAAAAGTCTTAAAAAACTAACAGAGAAGCAAATCATTGATGCTGTTGGTGGTGGAGATAGAACCAAAGGATCATGTTCATCAGCAGCATTTGCTTACATAGGTAATAAGGGTGGTTATACCGTTTTAGATTTTCGAGGAGGGGAAAGCTGTGACTTTTTCTCTAGAAACAGTAGAATCCAAATGATTGGAAACCTTCCTGGTGTCAAAATGCATGTTGTTAAAAATACAAATGACTTTACTGCTGTCAGAGAATTGTTGGAAAAGGTAGAGTCTGGGAATGAGTATTATTTAGCAGTAGGTAGACATGCGGCAATCATAAGAAAAAATGAAGGCCGTTTCGAATATTTGGAATTACAATCCCGAATATCAAATGGATTTAAACCATTAGATAACGTTGTTTTGAAAGAAAGATTCAAGTGTAAAAAAACGCATAGTACCAGACACGGTAAATATGATGTGGATAGTTGTATTATTGATTCGGATTCATTGAAAGATAATCCTGAGTTCCATAATATATTGAGTTTCATTAACACAGCCGATTCTAAACAAATGAAAGGAATTGAAGGCCATGAAAGATGATTATGAAGAAATAAACTGGTCTGAATATTGCTATAAAGAAAATAACGATGACAAAATTTGGTGGGTTGATACGTCATGGTTTGCTAGAGGGTTGATGTTATTTACGTTTGATAAGAAAAAGTTCTATAACCTTTTTGAAGATTACCCTCAAAACATGACCTCAGAAGAGGTTGAAATCTTCGATAAAGAAAATCCATTTTGGGCTGAATTCTTTTCAGACCGAAAATAAGAATACTGAAGCACTCGAAAGGGTGCTTTTATTGTTACTTTGATTAGGAGGTGATCCAATATCTCCCAGCGATAGGGTTATCATGCGATTACGATTGAAAGGTTAAAGTATGGCTAGGAAAAAACTTGGCAATCAGAATCCTACTCAATCGGTGATTTTAAAATACGTCAAGAAAAATTCATTAGCAAATGAAGCGATTGATCTTTACGAAAAAACTGGTCTTTCTTGCTATTCTTGGCAAAAAAACCTTCTACTACCTATGATGGCTGTTGATAAAAATGGCTTATGGGTGCATCAGAAATTTGGATACTCTATTCCTCGACGGAACGGGAAGTCAGAGCTTCTTTACATTTTGGAGATTTGGGGGCTGCATAAAGGACTAAACATCCTTCACACAGCTCATCGTATTTCCACTTCTCACGCCTCATTTGAAAAGGTTAAACGTTACCTGGAGAAAATGGGATATGTGGATGGTGAAGATTTCAACTCTATCCGTGCCAAAGGACAGGAACGGATTGAATTATATAAAACTGGTGGTGTGGTCCAATTCCGTACCAGGACATCAAATGGGGGTCTTGGTGAAGGATTCGATATGCTGATCATTGATGAGGCACAGGAATACACTACAGAGCAGGAATCTGCTTTGAAATATACTGTAACCGATAGTGCCAATCCAATGACTATCATGTGTGGGACTCCTCCTACACCAGTTTCCAGTGGTACAGTCTTTACTAAGTATCGAGAAACGTGCTTATTCGGTAAAGGGAAATACTCTGGTTGGGCTGAATGGTCTGTGTCTGAGGAAAAAGAGATTGACGATGTGGATGCCTGGTATCATTCAAATCCATCAATGGGTTATCACTTGAATGAACGAAAAGTAGAAGCTGAGTTAGGCGAAGATAAACTAGATCATAATGTTCAACGTCTAGGTTTCTGGCCTACTTACAATCAGAAGTCTGCTATATCTGAAACAGAATGGAACGAATTAAAAGTATCTGATATTCCTGATCTTGTCGGACAATTATTTGTTGGGATTAAGTATGGACAAGATGGTACAAACGTTGCCATGAGCGTTGCAGTGCGGACGAAAGATGGACGTTTTTTTGTCGAAGTTATAGATTGTCAATCAGTGCGCAATGGGAATGAGTGGCTAGTGGCTTTTCTGCGTAGTGCAGATGTGGCCCAAATCGTTATTGACGGTGCAAGTGGTCAAAAGATTCTAGATGAAGAATTAAAGGATTACAAAATTAAGAATGTCATCTTACCAACCGTTAAAGAGATCATAGTGGCAAATGCTCTTTGGGAGCAGGGCATTTATCAAAAAAATATCTGCCATGCTGGACAACCATCTCTATCAAAAGTGGCTACTAACTGCGATAAGCGTAATATTGGTTCAAATGGTGGTTTTGGTTATCGCTCTCATTTTGACGATATGGATATTTCTTTGATGGACAGCGCTTTGCTTGCGCATTGGGCTTGTGTAACCACTAAGCCTAAGAAAAAGCAAAAAATCAGTTATTAAAAAGTAGCAGTCCAAGAACTGCTTTTTTTGATGATAAAATTACCGAACTGCCGGGAAAGCAGGAGAAAGGAGACATGAGAATGTCAGAATTTAAGGTTATTGAAACGCAAGAGGAACTTGATGCAATCATCAAGAATCGTTTAGAACGACTTAAAGAAAAATACTCGGATTATGATGAGATGAAAACTCTTGTTGTTCAAGTACAGGATGAAAATAGCAGTCTAAAATCTGCATTAGAAACTTCTAAGCAAGAGACAGAAAGTTCTAACAAGCAAATTGCCGATCTTGAGGCTAAAATTTCCGGTTATGAAACGGAAAACTTACGGACTCGAATTGCATTACAGAATGGTTTACCATTCGACTTAGCTGATCGCTTGCAAGGTACCGATGAAGAAAGTCTAAAAGCAGATGCAGAACGCTTAGCATCTTTTATCAAACCTGTCGAACCTGTTGCACCAATGCGTGTTGTAGAACCACAAATTGGAGACAATAAAACATCGCAAATGAAGTCAATGCTTCGAGAATTAAATAATACAGGAGAATAATGTAATATGACAGACAATTCATTAAAACAAGGAACGCTTTTTAAACCAGAATTGGTTAAAGAACTTATTTCAAAAGTGCAAGGACGCTCTGTTCTTGCCAAGCTCTCATCTCAAACACCAATTCCATTTAATGGAGTTGAGCAATTTATCTTTAATCTTGAAGGGAATGCTCAAATTGTTGGTGAAGGACAACAAAAAGGTGCTGGTAAAGCAATCATTGAACCAAAGGTAATCAAACCGCTTAAATTTGTATACCAAGCACGGATCACAGATGAATTTAAGTATGCTTCTGAAGAAAAACAACTAGAATATCTTTCACAATTTGCTGACGGATTCGCTAAGAAAATCGCAGATGCTTTTGATATCGCTGCTATCCACGGTTTGGAGCCAAAAGGGCTTACAGATGCAACCTTCCGTGACACTAACTCATTTGATGGTTTGATCACTGGGAATATCGTAACTTATGCAGAAGATAAATTTGACGATAATATTGATGCTGCTGTCCAACAAATCGTAGCTAAGGGCGGAGAAGTTACTGGTGTGGCTATCTCTCCAGTAGGTGGTCAATCACTTGCTAAGTTGAAAGTAAATGGTGTGGTTCAATATCCAGAATTCCGCTTTGGTCAAAATCCTGACTCGTTCTACGGAATGAAATCAGACGTAAACAAAAACTTGACTGTTACTGGTGGAACTGCTCAAACAGACCATGCAATCGTTGGTGACTTTGAGAACCGTTTCAAGTGGGGTTATGCTGAAAATATCCCAATGGAAATCATTGAATATGGTGATCCAGACGGAGCTGGTCGTGACTTGAAAGCCTACAATGAAATCTTGCTGCGTGCTGAAGCATTTATTGGATGGGGTATCCTTGATGCTGATGCATTTGCTCGTGTTAAAGCGTAAGGTGATTTGAAATGATTTACGTTAATAAAGTATCAGGAGAAATAATCACCACTGATTCAGTGCTTGGCGGCGATTGGATTGCTAGTAGTGAACATAAAAACGGGACAGAAGTTCCAGAAATGAAAGTGGCAGATATTCGCTCTAAACTAGATAGTCTAGGAATCGAATACGACAAAGGAGCTAAGAAGGCTGATCTTCTTGCTCTTTTAGAACAACATGAAGGGTAAATAAAATGACAACATTTGCGACAGTTGAAGACCTTGAAACTTTGTGGCGTTCTTTGAAATTTGATGAACGAGGAAGAGCTAAGGCACTGTTGGAAATTGTGTCAGATTCTCTTCGTGAGGAAGCTAAGAAAGTCAGCAAAGATTTAGATAAGATGGTGCTTGACAGCCCATCTTATCAAAGTGTTGTGAAATCTGTTACTGTGGATGTGGTTGCTCGTACATTAATGACATCAACCGATCAGGAGCCAATGACCCAAATGGCTGAGTCTGCTATGGGATATTCTTTTAGTGGCTCTTATTTGGTGCCTGGTGGTGGCTTGTTTATTAAGGACTCTGAACTGAAGCGTTTAGGCTTCAAAAAGCAAAGATATGGGGTGATTGATCTTTATGGGACGAATTAAAGGTATTACAATCACTCTTATAGAAAGCGTTGAGAAGGGAAGGGATGACTTTGGTCATCCCATTTTTGAGGAAGTTGAAACATTGGTGGATAATGTCCTCATATCTCCATCTTCAACGGAAGATATTACAAGCCAGATGAATCTAACTGGACGGAAAGCAGAGTATACTCTAGCAATACCAAAAGGTGATCTTCATGATTGGGAAGATAAAGAAGTTTTATTTTTCGGTAAGAGATGGAAAACTTTTGGGATTCCTCTTGAAGGGATTGAGGAAATGCTTCCTTTGGTCTGGAACAAGAAGGTGATGGTTGAACGCTATGAGTGATATTAAGTTTAAGCTCAATCGTGCTGGAGTGGCTGAATTGATGAAATCTGCTCCTATGCAAAATGTCCTTTCTCAATATGCATCTGATATTCAAGCTAGATGCGGTGATGGATATGTAAAAGATATTCATGTAGGTAAAAATCGTGCTAATGCAATGGTTAGTGCAAAGACCTATAAAGCTAAGAAGGACAATATGAAAAACAATACTCTTTTGAAGGCGGTGAATTAAATGATTGAAATTGTTATCAAGAAATATCTTGACGGCCATTTATCTGTACCGTCTTTTTTTGAGCATGAAACAAACATGCCAAAAGAGTTTGTAATCCTTGAAAAGACTAGAGGATCCAAGAAGAACCACGCCAAAACTGCAACCTTTGCTTTTCAGAGTTATTCAACCAGCATGCAGAAAGCTGCTGAATTGAATGAAAAAGTGAAACAAGTTATCGAAAACATGATTGAACTGAATGAAATCAGTGGAATTCATTTAAACAGTGATTACAATTTTACAGACACGGAAACTAAAAAATATCGTTATCAAGCGGTATTTGACATAAATTATTTTTAAGAAATGGAGAATGGAATGGGATCAGAAGCTCAAACTACTCAAACAACATCGTCATCATTAGTGACGACAGCAAAACCTAAAATTGGGGGGGCAATCTATTCAGCACCTACTGGGACTCCTCTACCAACAGATGCTACAACGGCCTTAAATGCTAAATTTTTATCTCTAGGATATATCTCAGAGGATGGCTTGGAAAATGAAAATAGCCCTGAATCTGAAAACGTCAAAGCATGGGGTGGTGACATCGTACACTCCTCACAAACAGAAAAAACCGATACTTTCACTTATACATTAATCGAAGCATTGAACGTCAATGTGCTTAAGGAAGTGTACGGTGCTGATAATGTTAGTGGGGATCTTAAAACAGGTATCACTATTAAGGCTAATTCAAAAGAATTAACTAGCCATTGCGTTGTGGTAGATATGATTTTGAAAGATGGTACTATGAAACGTATTGTTATTCCTCAAGGAAAAGTAACAGGTATCGGAACTATCTCTTACAAAGATGCTGAGACAGTCGGATACCAAACAACTCTTACAGCATTCCCAGATGGCGAAAGCAATACTCACTACGAATACATCAAAGGAGCTTAATACATGTCAGAAACTAAATCATTTAAAGGGACTACTAAAACAGGTTTTCCATTCGATATCAGTATGGAACGGATGGAAAATTATGAGGTCGTAGAAACTATTGCTGAAATCGATGAAAACCCTCTTGTACTACCTCGATTGCTTAAATTGTTGCTCGGTGATCAGGTGGCAGCATTGAAAGATCACGTCCGTGGTGAAGATGGAATGGTACCCACTCAGAAGTTGATGGATGAAGTACGGGACATCTTCGAGTCACAGAATGTAAAAAAATAGTAACCCTTTCCAGAATGATCAAAACTGATGAAGATGCTTTGATTTGTGATTTAGCTGAGACGTATCGCATTTATGATTACAGACAGCTACCTGCATATCAGGTAGCTGTTTTTTCATTTGGTCTGCGTGATGATTCAAGGATAAAAGTTGCAATGTCAGGGCAGAATGTACCAACTGATTTATTAATCCAGGCAAGTATGTTGGATCGATTATCTATGCTTGTATGGATGAAAACCAAAGATGGACAACAGGGCAAAAACCGTCCGGCTTCAATGGTTGATAGTCTTCTCAAGGTTGAGAAGGAAAAGGAACAGATGGTATTTACATCTGGAGAGGAATTTGAAGAATACAGAAGTAAATTGTTAGAAAAGATTGGAGGTGGTAATTAATGGCGACAGAATTAGGTCAAGCATATATCCAAATTATGCCATCAGCTCGTGGAATCAAGGATATGATTAAGAAAGAGCTTGGCTCTGAAATACCACAAGCAGGGCAGGAAGCAGGGGAATCTTTGAGTTCTAAGATGCTAAGTGTCGCAAAAAAAGCAATAGCAGCCGCCGGAATAGGTAAATTCTTTTCTGCATCATTGACAGAAGGAGCCAATCTTCAACAATCGTTAGGTGGAATTGAAACCTTATTTAAAGGTTCTGCTGACACGGTTAAAAAGTATGCTAATGAGGCATATAAAACAACAGGGTTATCAGCCAATGCCTACATGGAGAATGTAACAGGCTTTAGTGCCAGCCTTCTTCAATCGTTAGGTGGTGATACTCGGAAGGCAGCAGATGTTGCTAACATGGCTATGGTCGATATGGCAGACAATAGCAATAAGATGGGGACATCTATGGACCGTATTCAAGATGCTTACCAAGGATTCGCAAAGCAAAACTATACAATGCTAGACAATCTTAAGCTAGGATACGGTGGTACAAAAACAGAAATGCAACGCTTATTAGCTGATGCGCAAAAACTGACAGGTGTTAAGTATGACATCAATAACCTGTCAGACGTGTACCAAGCAATTCATGCGATTCAAGAGAATTTAGATATTACCGGGACGACTGCTAAAGAGGCAGCGACTACTTTTAGTGGATCGTTCGCATCCATGAAAGCAGCAGCTCAAAACGTCTTAGGAAAATTAGCTCTTGGTGAAGATATTATGCCCTCATTACATCAACTTTTTGAAACCGTTAAAACATTCCTTGTAGGTAATCTTATTCCAATGGTATGGAATGTGTTAAAAGGAATCCCCCAGGTTTTAGCTGCTGCACTCGGTGAGCTTATGCACACGCTTTTCGGAGACTACATTGGAGAAAGCATTATGAACGATCTTTATGATGTTTTTGATAAAGTAGGAGGAGTGGTCAGCACTATCTATGATATGATTTTCGGATCATTGAGTAAGAAAGACAATATAGATTTTTTAAAGAATCTTGGAATAAATGAGAAAACAGCTAGTAGCATTGTGAACATTGGCGATAATATCCGGACTATGTTCGAAAATATTGGTGCTGTTATTAGTAACGTTGCTGGGATTGTTGGAGAATTTATTAGTGATCTTTTTGGACTTGCTAAAAGTAAAGATAGTGTTGGAGGAGTAGCCTCAGCTTTTGAAGCCATTACTAAAGTTTTAGCTGATGCATCAGGTAAGGTAAAAGATTTTACAAAGTGGATGCGTGAGAATAAAACAGTTATGGATATTGTTAAATCTGCTCTAGCAGGAGCCTTAGCAGGTTTTTTGGCGTTTAAAGCAATTACAACTATTCAATCTATTATCACAGGTTTCAAATCAGCACTTTTAGCAGTTAAAGGCGCAGTTTTAGCTTTTAACGCTGCAATTGCTGCTAACCCACTCGGAGCATTAGTAGTTGCTATTACTGCTGTTGTAGCTGCACTAGTATGGTTTTTCACCCAAACAGAAACGGGTAAGCAGATTTGGAGTGCTTTTGTTGATTTTGTAGTAGGCTTGTGGAATGGTCTTGTAGAGTTCTTTTCAGGTTTATGGACAACCATCTCAGAAGGTGCAATAAACCTTTGGAATGGTGCTGTAGAAGTCTGGAATAGTGTGATTGAAGGAATAAAAATTGCTTGGAACGGAATAGTAGAATTCTTTGTTGCTCTGTGGGAAGGTATTTCTAGTACCGCTACAGCCGCATGGACTACAATTACGGAAACGGTAATGGCCATTGTCCAGCCTTTTATTGATGTTTTTATGTCTATTTGGAATGGAATGAAAGATGGTCTGGGTCAGATTTTCGAAGGTATTAAAACGATTTTCAGTGGAGCCTGGGAATTAATAAAGAGCATTGTAATGGGAGCGGTACTATTTATCATTGATTTGGTAACTTTAGACTTTACAAAAATGGGTGAAGATCTAGGATTGATTTGGGAAAGTATCAAATCTGCCATTTCAATGATTTGGGATGGTATCTGTACTTATTTTAGTGGGATTATTTCTACAATCATAGGATACTTCACTGGTGCTTTCGAAGGGCTTAAAACATTTTTGTCTGGAATATGGGATTCTATAAAAGCAACAGCAGAAGCTATGTGGAATGCAATATGTCAAGCTATTCTCGGCATTATAGATGCTTTCGTAGCTAGCGCAAAAGCTCTTTGGGAAGGTTTTAAATCTTTCATGTCAGGATTATGGGAAGGTATCAAATCTACAGCAATAGGCATGTGGGAAGGTATCAAATCTGGTCTTGGAAGTATTTTCGATGGAATTGTCACTGGTGCACAAAAAGCATGGGATACCATGAAAAACGGAGTTAAAGACCTTTGTTCAGGTATTAAAGGATTTTTCTCTGGCCTAGCAAATATCAACCTTTGGGATGCCGGGAAAGCTATTCTTGATGGCTTCTTAGGGGGATTGAAAAGTGCGTATAATGGTGTTAAGAATTTTATCGGTGGTATTGCAGACTGGATCCGTAAACACAAAGGTCCTATTTCTTATGACCGCAAGTTATTAATACCTGCTGGTAAAGCTATCATGGGAGGATTTGATGCTTCTTTACAAAATAGTTTTAAAGATGTGCAAAGAACTGTTGGTGGAGTAGCTGGATGGATTTCAAATGCATTTACAGGTGATGATTTTGATTTTGGATCAGGAGCAGCTTTCAGTAAAGATATCACATCTACATTGCAGATGCCTAACGCTAAATATGACACCACTGAGTCTAGAATGGTGTCTGAGATGATGATTCTGAGATCAAGTTTAGATACTTGGCTTGAGAAGATATCAAACAAAGACTCTAATACTTACTTAGATGGAGAAAAATTAGCCATCAATGCCTATCAACGTCAAGGACGAATCATGGCTAGAGAGGGGATCTAATGGCAGTAAATTATCTGATTATCAATACTTTTAACACAAACACTATATCAGATAGTGTGGTGACTGATTTTGGAGATATTAAAGGTGCTATCCCTCGATATGATGAGCAAAAAAAACTATTTGGAATGAATGGCCAGTATAACATTGAAGATGGTGCTTATGATGGATATGAGCGTACTTTGAAGTTGTTTGTTAAGCGATATGAAGATGCTCAAGCTATTATTAACGCATTCCAGAAGCAGGACAATGTATTGGAATTTAGTTATCAACCTGGAAGCATTTACTATGCTGATTTACTTGAGTCAGAAATCTCGCTTCATGGCCAAAATAACTGGATTGTAAGTGTCAAGGTATACCAACATCCTTTTAGATATTTAAAAAATGTCCAAGAGGTTGTGCTATCAGGACGTGGGACAATCACTAATCCAGGTACAATATACTCGGAACCAGTTATTACAGTTGAAGGGCAAGGAGAAGTAACTCTAACAATTGGCAACCAGACAATGGGATTAAACCTATCAGGTGGTGCTAAAATCGATTGTAGGCAGCGGAAACAAAACGTTTATACATTGAATGGTCAACTTAAGAACACCTTGCGAACAAGAGGCCCTTTTTTTGAACTGCCTAAAGGAATTATAGGTGTAACTACATCTGGCAATGTTTCCAAAATCAAAATTCAAGGAAATTGGAGGTATATAATTTGATTTATTTAAAAGAGGGTAATATTCCTCTTAATTTGTGTACGGATGATGACATCAGCCAGCAAGAAAATAATACTTATCAGCTTACCTTCAAGTATCCTGTTAGTGATGAAAAATGGAGCCTGCTACAAAACGAAGTTCATTTGTTAGCAGATGATTTGTCAGGAGAACAAGAATTTGTAATCATTGACATCCAAAAGGAGCACGGATATATCACAGTATATGCCAATCAAGTAGCAACGTTGCTAAATGGATATAGTATCCGCAAGATCAATGTAGATCGGGCGAATGGGTTTACTGTGATGAACAAGCTAGTAGAAGGGCTAAAGAGAGAATGCCCTTTTACTTTCTTTTCGGATATCTCTGAATTACATACTTTAAACATAGAGAATGTATCAGTAATTGATGCACTTCTAAAAGGTCAGCACTCAATTACTGGCCAGTGGGGTGGTGATTTAGTCAGAGATAAATACTCAGTGAGATTGTTAAAAAATGGAGGGATTGAGAATCAATCTCTTTTTATGTACAAGAAAAATCTTTCTGAGTACAAAGAATCCACTACTACTAAATCACTTAAGACTAGAATTCATTTTCGTAAGGTCATTACTGCATCTGGAGAGGGAGAGAAGGACCAAGTTCTTGAGGCTACTGTAGATAGTCCACTTGTAGATAAGTATAAGCATATCTATGAGGATGATATGGAAGTACAAGACCAGGATGTTAAAACCATTGAGGATTTAAAAGAGTATGGTAAGAAATACTTTCAATCAAGTCTTTGCGATTTGCCAGATGAGAGCTTAGAGATTGATGTGCTGGGTCATGCCGATCAACCAGTAAAACTATTTGATACAGTATCAATCTTTTATGAACTCTATAATATTGATATTCGCAAAAAGATTACCAGCTATAACTACAGTCCAATGTCTAAAAAGTTGAAGAAAATTGGATTTGGCAAAATCTCACGTTCGCTAGGTGGTGCGATTGGCAAAATCGTTGAAGATGTAGTCAAAGAGAAAATTGCTAGTCATGATGCTGAATATGAGGCCAAGGTTCAAAAAATAGTTGATAATGCCAATGAAGAATATGAGAAACGTGCTAAAGAAATCGAAAACAAGGTTACTGATGGCATTGAGGAAGCAAAAGCCAAGGCCGAAGTAGTCAAAGAAGAAATCTCGGCACAAGTCACTGAGAAGATCAACGCAGCAAACCAAGCTAACAAAAATGAAATTGTGGAAGAGTTTAAGGCTAAATACAATGGCATCGAAGTCAAGATGGAAGGCTTGAAAGCTACTACTGATCAATTAAAGACCAGTGATGCAGATATCAAGAAAATAATCAATGACTTCAAAGATCAAACACAAAGCCAATTTGCAGGAGTCCAAGGCGCACAATCACGGTTTGAGCAAACGACTGAGAAAGCCATCTCTGACCTAACCAATGTCACCAATGGCAAGGCTGATCGCTCTTATGTTGAACATACAGTGAATGGTATCAAAGAAGAGTTCACCTCAATAGGTGTTGGTGGTGGCCCTAACATGCTCAGGAACTCTAGAGCAGACGAGGGCTTGAAATATTGGACTGATCCAAATGGAAAGATGAGTTTTGCCGCCCATCAATATTATTTTAACAGACAGAAACGCATGTTTCTATTGAGCAATGGTGCATCCGTTCACAGTCCACGCTTCATCATCAAGCAAAATACAAATTATATGCTTAATTTAACAGCTTTCGACGCTAATACTGCAAGGGTCAAGATTACTTTTTGCAAACGCAGAAAGGGATCTATAAATGATTTTGATGAAAAGCAGATCATTTTTGACAAAACTGGTTCACCAGCTTTCAACTCAGACAGAGCTGTCAAAAAAACATTTAGCTTCAACACAGGAGTTTTTGATGAAGGGTACCTTCTCTTTGAATATCAAGGAAGACCAAACGTGTGGTCTGGAATGTTTATGACAGAACTTGATTTCTATGAAGGCAACAATGAACGTAAATGGCAACCAGCTCCAGAGGATCAAAATTATCTGGTGGAGCAAGCGCAAGCAACATTTGAACAGACAGTTCAAGGCCTATCTACTCAATTAACGAAATTAGAGACCAAAACTGGTCCAACCGGTGAACTTGAGCAGCGCATGCTGACCTACTCTGAAAAAGCTGCCGTAGATGCCCTGAAAGCAACCAGACAGATTTTAGAACAAGGATATGTTGCTAAGTCTCAATACACTGAAGATGTAGCTGGAATCACAAGAAGATTTGATGAAATTGTGCAAGCTGGAGAAAACCTGCTAAAGAACAGTGGGAATCCTCAAAATGTAGATGGTTGGGGCTACTACAATCCCGGAAAAAGTCCAGAAGTCACGACTTCGACAAATCCAATCTATTACAACGAGTCAAGAAAACTCTTCAAGCTTGATAATACAACTGACAGCATTAAAGCAGCAGCATCACAACGTTTCAAGATTAAAAGAAATACAACTTACACTATTTCATTTGATGCCATTGGTTCAGACAATCTAAAAAATGCCACACTCTACTTTTTAGCAAGAAAGAACGGTGAAACAAGTAATTTCTCAAAAGTATTCACTCTTGCTGACAAGATATCTATTCCACAAGATCGAATCACACGCTACTATTTCACAGTCAATTCCGAAGAATACGATGAGGCATTTTTGCGATTCGATAACAACGGGACCTCAAATGGTCAAACTGCAAGCCTGTGGTTCGGTGACATTGATGTCTATGAAGGATCTATCAAGAGAGCGTATCAACCGCCTACTGATGATGGAACCTCATTAATTGAAGCCAAACTTGCTGAATTCAAACAAGGAATTGATGGGCAGTTTTCAACATTTTCTACAGAATTCGGGATGAGGTTGTCTAGTCAAAACTCTGTACTCAATGACAAGTTAGACGATTTTAAAGATAGCATCAATGGGCGCTTTGCCAACTATCAGCAAACTGTCAATGGTCAAGTGGCAAGTATTGTCAGTCAATTTGATGGAGTCCTTAAAAAAACGGATATCAACATCACAGATGGTCAAATCTCCTTTGGAACAGGTAAGAGCATCAATGGGAGAACTATCAGTTCCTTGCTTGTACAGGAACCGGAAGCCATTGCTTTGATCGCTAAGATGGTCAAGGTAAAAGGTGACATGGTAGTTGATGGCTCAATCACAAGTAGGCATCTAGCTTCTGCAAGTGTCCGTACAGGCCACATGGAATCAGGATCAGTCACTACTCAGATCCTTGCTAGTAATGCAGTAACAGCGGATAAACTACAAGTTGACTATGCTCTGATCCAGAAATTGCTTGCTAATCAAGCATTTATAAGAGAACTGATTTCACAAAGGGCTTTTATTACCGAGTTGAATTCAATCAAGATTGCGGCTGAAAGAATCCAAGGTGGACGAGTTACAGCTAATTCTGGTAAGTCCATCTTTGATTTAGATAGTGGACGATTATCATTTTATGATAACTTTACTGGTGTTTTTCGGGATCAAGCAAACGCATCGAGCCAAGGGCTTTTTTTTAGAAATGACGATGTGACGATAAATGGAAGACGCTACATCAATTCTAAAGCTATCATTGGGGCTGACCGCCGTGACAATGATATTAGAAGCCACTGGAATCAAGGTGGATTCAATGGTATGATCGTAGACACTATCAAGGGGGTTGGGACAGGAGACCATGACAATGCCGATAAAGTCACATTTGTAGGAGATAGATTTCACTTCACCCACTCTTACGATTACGATCCAAACACTAACACAAATCCTTATGGTTGGAAAATAACAACTTGGGGGCAAACTACTATATCACCATTCGGGACAAATGGAAGAAATACCAATGTACAAGCAGGGGACTTTCTTCTAATCAACAACGGAAATAATGGAGTATGGCTCAGACACGCTTTGAGAACCCTCAGAACAGCGCTTCAGCACTTTGTCAACGCTGGCTTTGCAACAGATGACTTCACTCCACAGAATGGGAAGTCTATGAGAACAGCTCTTCACAGTTCCATCAGAAATGCAGTAGCTAATTCATTAAGAGAATTTGACAAATTCGGTATCTAGAAAGGTAAGAAAAAAATGAAAGAAAATACTTATGTAGCAATCATCACAGATTTAGCTAATCAATTGGCTAGTAAATCAATCAACGAAGCTGAATTTAAAGCACGTTTGACAGAAGCACAACAGGAAAAAGCACAGCTCATTCAAGAGCTGGAAACATATCGCTCCGTCCTAGAATCAGATAAGGATTTGATGGACCTTTTCAACGAAATCAAAAATAAAAATGAGGTAACAAACTAATGGATTATAAATTACAATTTAAATCATTTGACCCAGTTTTGAATGCTACTAAAGTAGCAATCAAACAAGATCACCCTTATCGGGTATTCGAAGAAGTTTTGCCAAACAACCGCATGGCAGAAGAAGATTCTGTACTAGTTGAAGCAGTGCTAAACATCGTTCGTATGGAACTTGATACATCGGGTGCTGTAGTCGCAATCAAAAAAGAGCTGGACAAGTCTGTGAAAGCAAACAACGAGGCTATTACTAAAATCCAAGCCCTTACAAAAGATAATGAAGATAAAGCAGTCCAAATCAAGAACATCAAAAATGTAGCTGATTGGGCTGTGTTAGTTGCTGTTACCAATACCGATCATCCAATTGATCCTACATTATTCGCTCGTGGACTTGAATTGGTTGATGTAGCTCAAACGGGCAAAGTCTATCAACCGTATGATATCTTTGTTATCGAAAATCCAGACTACACTCCACGATTTAAAGAAGGTAAATTAGTCATGATCCAGGTCAATGAGGAATTTACCTATAACGGTGAAACACTTAAAGAACTTGAAAAAGGACCTCGTGCCAATGGGAAATTAGAAATTTGGAAATGGGAAATTCCAAAGGAAGAAAAGCCTTCTAATAATCTTGAAACTCAACCAGTAGCACAACCTGAATCTTAATTGATAGGAGCGTGATTGATGTATCAAGAAGAGCCAGATGGTATTTTTGGAATTATCGAAGTAGTTCGTGATTTTTACGATCATGGGATTGACGAACATATAATTGTATTTCTCTTGATGGCCATCGTTGCTCTAGATATCATTTTAGGGGTATCTAGAGCATGGGCCTATCATGAATTTTCCAGCAGAAAATGGAGGAAGGGCCTGGTCAGTCATACAGCTATGATCTTAATTGTAGCAATCGGGTATCCCTTCACGTTATATATGAATCTAGCGCCCGTTATTGATGCATTCATCATTTCGATGATGGCAGCTTACGGTTCTAGTATTCTTGCTAGTCTATCAGCATTAGGGATAGAAATTCCCTTTATCGATCAATACATCCAGAAAAATGTTGATCGTGAAAAATTTCAATTAAACAAAGGTTTGGAAGAACCTAAGAAGTTAAAAAAAGGAGCAAAGAAAAAATGAATCAAATCACAGGAATCGTAGTTAATTCACTAATGGCTATTTTTGTCGCTTTCGTCGGAATTGCTGTTAAATCACTCAAAGAGTATCTTCTTACTCGTGGTGGCAAAAAGGCATTGGAAGTAGTAGAAATCCTGGCAAAAAATGCGGTAAATGCTACTGAGCAAGTGGCAGGAACATTAGGAATTCATGGAGCTGAGAAACTCGAGCATGCTAAAGGCTGCTTGATTAATGGGCTAGAATCTCAAAATATTTATCTGACAAACGAAGAACTTAATACTTTTCTTGAGGCAGCTGTAAAAAAAGCTAACGAAGAATGGAAAAAGTGAGGTATTCTTATGGCAACAAGACAAGAAATTATTCAATTTATTATTGATTTAGCAAATTCTGGTATGGGTGTAGATAAGGATGGTTTTGCAGGGACACAATGCGCTGATCTGCTCACATATCCTGCAAAGACTTTCTTTGGTATTGATCTATGGGGTAATGCTTCAGAATTGCTTGATTCAGCGGAACAGGCAGGCTTAGAAGTGCATCGTATGCCTACAGATAAAAATCCTAAAGCTGGTGCATTCTTCACAATGGATGCTTGGTTTGGTGGTGTAAACTTTGGACATTGTGGAGCTGTAATCGAAGATTCAGACGGTCACAGTATGAGAACTGTTGAGCAAAATATTGATGGCAACCTTGATGCTCTTATTGTGGGTGGACCTGCCCGTTTTAATAGTCGTGGATTCGAAAATGTGCAGGGATGGTTCTATCTTCCATACTCAGATACTCCGCTTAGCGAAAACTTCCAACCGCTTAGCGAAACTCCTAAAAATGATGAAATGGAACTTATCCCAGAAAATGGGACATTCATTGTTGGAGATGCTGCCATCAATGTTCGCCGTGGGCCAAGCCTAAATAGTGAGATTGTGGCTGTCTATGATGCTAACGAAAAAGTCCAATATGACTATAAAGGATCGGCAAATGGCTATCGTTGGATCTCGTACATTGGTGAGTCAGGTAACCGTAATTACATGGCAATCGGGCAGACAGATGAAGAGGGTAACCGTATCAGCTTGTGGGGGGATTTAGAATAAGGAGGATTTGAATGATTAGATCAAATTCAACTAATCTTAATCGGATAAAAGGGGGAGAAGTTATTAAGCAAGGGGACTTCTCCTCCACTTTTGAATATGAGTTACTTGATTACAAGTATAATAAACTCACTAATTTAGATGGCCAAAACGCTACAATTAAGCTAGCAAACCAAAAAGGTAAGTTGGTAATCAATGCAACCGTAGAAAATTCAAAGGTTAATTTTAAGATTGGAAAAATCTTGCCTGCTGGTATTTACCTGCTGGAAGTACAATGTGGAGAGTATGTATTTCCTAGTGATCAATCTGTAAGATTGGAAGTCACACAATCAACAGAACATTTCAATAACTTAGAAGATATTGAAATGGCGCAACTTGATATCAAAAAAGCTGTTGAAGACTATCTAAAGCGTATTAATTTTGTTGCCTATGATGACAGCACTATAAAGCGTGAAATTAGAGAATTAAAGGATAAGACACAAGGCCAGATTATTGATATTGCCCCTCTTGAAAGCAGAATTGCTAACCTTGAGAGCAGGGGACAAACAGAGACTATAGATCTCGTTCCTTACCTAAAAACCGAAACGGCTTACACCTTATTTCCAACTTACGCAACCCTTCAAGCACAAATGACCTCTAACATCAAGACAAAGCACCTTGAATTGGGCCTTGATTCGTTAATCGAGACCAAGTTAAAAAATGGAGATGATCCATATATTACCAATCATCATGTCGAGACCTGGTATACAACTAAGGCTGAATTCAACAATCTGGTATCAAGGGTACAGGCTTTAGAAAGTAAAGAGTAATCTTCTAAAACTATAAAGTAGTTTGGTATTTCCATTACAATAGACATTTTTTAAAATGTCGGTTATAACGGCAAATATGATATGGTGTTTTCAGAGGTATTGATACCCAAAATGATACCCAGTTTTTATAAACATCGCATTTTTTTCAGATTTATTTAAACGTAAAAGGTTGAATTATCTAGGGTTTTAAGGCTATTTCTCAAAATGTTAGATAGTGGTCATTAAACAAGTTTCTGTTTACCCAATCGCAAAATAAAAAGGTTTCCTTAACCTTTTTA